AAAGTTAGCTCGAACTACAATACTACAGTCTAGTAACTCTGATAACGCTGTTAATTGGGGTGCTGGTACAAAAACTCTGTTTTGCACTCAGCCAGCAGAAAAAGCGGTGTTTAGGGATGCTAGTGGTAATGTAAGCGTTAGTGGCACTATAACTGGTACGGGAACTTCTGTATTTACTAATTTAGATATCTCTGGAGATGTGGACGTAGATGGCACATTAGAAGCTGATGCTATGACGCTCAACGGTACATCAATTACATCAACTGCTACTTTGTCTACAGGAATATCAAATAATAATGTGCCTAAGTTTACAAGCGGTGTAGCTGATAATGACTTTTTACGAGTAGATGGCACAGCAATCGAAGGTCGTTCTGCTTCTGAAGTATTGTCTGATATAGGCGCACAAGCAAGTCTCACCTTTGGTATATCTAACACAAACGCAGTCAAGATAGATAGTAGTTCTGTAGCGGATAATGAATTTGCAAGATTTACAGCTAATGGCTTGGAAAGCAGAAGTACAAGTGAAGTCTTGTCAGATATAGGTGCTATCACAGCTAGTTCTACAGACACTTTAACTAATAAAACAATAAATGCCTCTCAGCTATCAGGTACAATCGCTGATGCAAGACTTTCTTCTGCTGTATTGACAACATCAAATTCAGATGCTCCCTCTACCACAACATCAAGCAGTGATGCAGACTTTGTTCTTATAGATGATGGTGGTACAATGAAAAAAATAACACCAGCTAATTTAGGTGTTCCTGCGAATAAAGATTTTGGTTTAGTAACAGGTTCTGTAACAGGAACCGAAGATTTTGGATCGGTTGCATAATGGCTACACAAGTACAGTTTAGAAGAGGCACAACATCAGAAACAGGTTCTTTTACTGGGGCTGTTGGAGAAGTTACGGTTGACACAGATAAAGATACTGTTGTTGTTCATGACGGGTCACAAGCTGGAGGGTTTGCAGTAGCAAACCTTAAAACAGCACAAGAGTTCACAGCCACACAAAATTTTAATGCCACGACATTATCAGATGCTTCTACAGTATCATGGGATGCAAGTGCTAACCAAGTAACAAGTGTAACGCTTGGAGGTAACAGAACATTAGGAGCGGCATCTAATCAAATAGATGGTGGGGTGTATGTTATATCGATTATACAAGATGGCACTGGGTCTAGAACTTTATCTTTCAATAGTAACTACAAATTTGTTAAAGGAACAGCACCTACATTAACTACAACCGCTAGTGCCAGAGATGTATTAGTTTTTGTAAGTAATGGAACAAATATGTTTGAAATTGGTAGGGCATTAAATGTATCATGAGTAGTTTATTTAATATAGCGGCAGGAGGCGAAACAGGATTTTATCCGTTTAAGATAGACAACTCTTTACGGTTTGATGATGGTAGTACAACATATTTAACTCAAACATTTTCAGCAGGAGACAGAGATTTATACACAATAAGTTTCTGGGTTAAAAGATGTTTATTAGGATCTACTCAATATGTATTTGGAGCTCATAGTGGAGCCGCTATTGATGGCGGTGTTGTTTTTACTTCAAGTGACACTTTAGGTTTTTCTTTAAATGGAAATGTGTACAATAAATACACAAGTGCTGTGTTTAGGGACACAAGTGCGTGGTATAATTTTGTAATTATATATGACAGTGCTCAATCAACTGCGGCAGACAGAATAAAAATTTATGCAAATAGTGTCGAGCAAACAGACTATACCACATCAAATAGTGGATTGCCACCATCGAGTTATGACTCATTATATCTTAACAATAATAAAGTTCACACTATTGGGAAACTTAGTGGGTACAGTCAGAACTATTTTGATGGATATCTTGCTGATTTTAACTTTATAGATGGGCAAGCATTAGCTCCTTCTAATTTTGGTGAAACAAAATCAGGCGTTTGGGTTCCTAAAGATACATCTGGCTTAACGTTTGGAACAAATGGTTTCAGATTAGAGTTTAAAAATAGCTCTGACATAGGCAATGATACAAGCGGTCAGGATAACGATTGGAGTACAAATAATTTCGTAACCGCAGATGTAGTGTCAGATAGTCCCACTAATAATTTTGCTACTATGAATCCTTTAGATGGTCCTACTTTTTCTACTGCTTTTGGTAATTTGCGAGTTAATGGTAGTTCTAGTACCGCAGGAAGTATAGGGTCTACCTTTTTTCCAACAACAGGTAAATGGTACGTTGAAATGGTTGCTGAAGATATGGGCAACGGAATGTCTGTTGGTATTAAGAGTGATACTGAAGGCACTTTTTGGAAGCCAACTAGAGGTAAAAGTGTAATTTACCAATCTGATGGTCATAAGATTATTGATGGTGGGAGTGCTGTTGACTATGGTGCTACTTATACTGTTGGAGATATAATAGGTCTTAAAATAAATTTAGATGATGGCGAGATAGAGTTTTTAAAAAACAATGCTTCACAAGGTAACGCATCAACCGCTTTAACTTCTGGTGTTGCTTTTGGTGTTTTCTTTCTAGATACGTCTTCAGCAGATAACGCTAGGTCGCAATTTAATTTTGGACAAGATAGCTCATTTCGGAATACTGTAACCTCTGGTTCAGCTAACGCTTCAGACGCTAATGGACACGGTGATTTTTATTATTCAGTTCCTTCTGGATATTTAGCACTAGTTGCAGAAAATTTGCCTGAACCATCCATCTCACCTTTAAATGATGAGCCTCCAGAAGATCACTTCGACACACAAATATGGACAGGAACTGGTTCGAGTAACAGTATATCGAGTTATCAGTTTGCACCAGATTGGGTTTGGATAAAACAACGAAACGCAACACAAGACCATACTGTGCAAGATAGTGTTCGTGGTGTTGGTAAATATTTATCAACAAATGATACTGACTCTGAAAGTACAAGTTCAACACAAATAACATCATTTGATTCAAATGGTTTTACGTTAGGAACAGCAATATCAACAAATGACAATAACGATACCTATGTTGGTTGGGCTTGGCTTGCAGGGGGTTCAGCATCTAGCAACACAGACGGAAGCATCACTAGCTCTGTATCAGCTAATACAAAAGCAGGATTTAGTATCGTAGGCTTTACAAGTGCTTCTTCTGGTAACTTTACAGTAGGACATGGACTTGGCGTTACACCAGAAGTAATTATTCAAAAGGAACGTGGGTCAACTGGAAGTTGGCACGTTTGGCATGAATCAGTTACTACCAATACTTCTCAGTATCTCAAACTTGAAACTACAGGCGGAGTAGCAAGTGTTAGTAATGTATGGGGTGCTAGTGTTCCTAATTCGACCACTTTTGGATTAGGTGTAGGAGTGAGTGTCGATGCAAACAATACTCAAATCGCCTATTGTTTTCACTCGGTCAGGGGCTATTCCAAGTTTGGAAGTTACACAGGAACCGGAAGCACTGATGGTGTGTTTGTGTTTACAGGGTTCAGACCAGCTCTGCTTATTGTCAAACAAACAGATGCTTCTAACAGATGGATTATATTTGATAATAAAAGAGGTGATATAAACCCGCTTGAAGAAAAGTTGGAATTAAACCCTAATGATGATACAGCAGAAAGTTCAAGCGGCACAGATTGTTTTGATTTTCTGTCAAATGGTTTTAAATTAAGAAGAAGTGGTGATGTGTACAATGGTTCTGGTCATGACTACATCTTCATGGCATTTGCTGAGATGCCTTTCAAATATGCAAATGCGAGATAGGAGTGATAAATGTGGAAATATAACAACAAAGTAATTAAGTCAGGTAGAGGTTGGTCAGACGATGACGGCAACCAATATCCAAGCAACTGGTTAGCACTCACAACCGATGCAGAAAAGAAAGCGGTAGGCTTGGTTTGGGAAGATGAACCTAAATGGTATGACCAACGGTTTTACTGGTCTGCTGATAAACCAAAAGCATTAGATGATGTTAAAGAAGTAGATGAGGATGGTAAAGCTGTATTAGATGTTGATGGCAATCAACTAATAACACTTGGTCTTAAAAGTCAATACAAAGCACAGACAAAAGCTACAGCTAAATCATTACTTGAATCAACTGATTGGTATGTTGTTCGTAAAGCAGAAGATAGCACAACCACTATTCCAACCGATGTTGCTACCTATAGGGCGGCTGTTAGGACTGCTTCAGGCACGATTGAGACAGCGATAACAAATGCATCTGACCATGCGGCTTTTATAGCCTTATGGGATATACCAGTGGATAGCGATGGTAATCCTACAGGCAACGCACCGATAAATGACTGGCCGGAGCCACTTATAGGATAAAGTATGTTTTCAACCCTACCCTTTGCTGGAGGTGCATTTGCTGATTCGGGGTCTGAAAGCGTAAGTTTCAGTGTTAGCGGTGTTGCGGCAACATCTGCTTTAGGTAATGAAACAGTATCTACCACTGAAAATGTAACTGTTGCAGTTACAGGTTCAGCAGGAACCTCAGCTTTAGGCAATGAAACAGTATCCACTACTGAAAATATAGCTTTTAGTGTTACTGGGGTATCTTCAACCTCTGCTTTAGGTAACGAAACTGTTACAGGCACAGCTATTTTTAGTGTAGGCAACACGACTGAATTAGTCGGTGGTCTAGGTAATGAGCAAATTGGTGCTGGAGTAGGAGTATCCGCAACAGGGGTGTCTGCTACTTCTGCTTTAGGTAATGAAACTGCCATAACCTCTGTATCCATATCTGTTACAGGAGTTGCATCTACAAGCGCATTAGGTAATGAAACTGTAACAGGCACAGCAAAGACAATACCTACAGGAGCAGAAGGCACATCAACGGCTGGCTCTGCAAACTTAACAGGAGCGGCAGTTGTAGGTGTTAGTGCTTCTGGTGGTGTCGCCAGTCTCGGTGAAGAGTCTGTTAGGTGTGGAGCTAATCTATCTGTAACTGGTGTAAGTTCTACGGGACAGGTAGGAACGGTACAAGTATCGAACACTAGAGATGAAATTGTTAGTGTTTCGGGTGTTGCTGGTACTTCTGCTGTTGGTGATCCAACAATTATTGGTAGTTGCATATTTAGTATTTCTGGTGTTTCTTCTACAGGTTCAGTAGGTGATACTACTTTTGTCGGCTCGGTTAGCTTAAGTGTAACTGGGCAAACTGCTACTTCTGCTGTCGGTAGTAATTTTATAGTAAGGGGTAACTCGGATGTTGATGTTACATTAGGAGCGGCAACAAGTAGTCTGGGTAATACTACTGAAGTCGGTAGTTGTTTGGTTGTTCCTACAGGTGCGAGTGCGACTACGACTGTTGGTTCTGTTTCGATAGAATTAATTACAGCATTTTCTGTTACAGGAGTAGAAGCTACAGGTGCAGTCAACACTCCTGATATATTAGCTGGAGCTACTTTTGCTGTAACAGGTGTAACTGCTACGAGTGCATTAGGAAACACAACAGAGTTAACTCAAACAGTCGTGAGCCCAACCGCTGTAACAGGAACAACAAGTATTGGTTCTGCATCAGTTGTTGGTGATGCTGTGTCCGGGGTTAGTGGACAGGCTACAACAAGTGGATTAGGTGAAGAGTCTGTAACAGGTGATGCTAATTTAGATGCAATAGGAAATATAGGTAATAGTGCCGTAGGTGATGTAACTGTTTCACTTTCTTCAGTAGTCAGTGTTACAGGTGTATCAGGCACAACTTCTGTAGGCACGGTAGTAATAGATACTGCAAGTATTATTATCCCCACAGGTGTATCAGCCACCTCTGCTATAGGATCGGTAAGTATTGATTTATTACAGACCGTATCTGTAACTGGAGTTAGTAGTAACTCTACTGCTGGTGATATTACCTTTATTGGTAATGCTGTTGTAGCAGTCACAGGATTGTCAATCCAAGGAAATATTGGTATTGTTGCAATATGGGGATTAGTTGTACCTGATCAAAATCCTGTTTGGTCTGAAGAAACGGCAAGTCAAACACCTTCTTGGAGTGAGACGACACCATCACAAAATCCTAATTGGACAGAGGAAGCGGCATAATGGCAAGTTCATACACATCAAACACAGGAATAGAAAAACCAGCTACAGGTGAACAAGCTGGAACTTGGGGTACAACAACAAACACTAATTTTGACATAATTGATCGTGCATTGAATGGTGTTGGCGCAGTCTCTTTATCTGGCACTACACATACTTTAACTACTAGTGATGGAAGTTTATCAGATGGTATGTTTAAAGTATTAGTTTTAGGTGGTTCTCCAAGTGGTACTAATACTATAACTATATCACCTAACACCGCAGATAAATTATATTTTGTGTATAATAACTCAGGACAAACAGCTACTTTTAGTCAAGGCTCAGGAGCTAATGTCAGCATCACTACAGGATCTGCAAAAATTATATATGCAGATGGTGCAGGATCAGGAGCCGCAGTAAACGATTTTACAAATTTACTAAGCATCGGTTTAGGTGGTACAGCAATAACTTCTACTGCCGCAGAACTTAATTTATTAGATGGTGTTACAGCAACCACATCAGAGTTAAATTATGTAGATACTACGGCAGGAACAGTTGCCGCTTCTAAAGCCGTTGTTGTAGACTCAAACAAAGATACAAGTGGCATACGCAACTTAACTATTACTGGGACGTTAAATAGTGGCACTCCAGCTTTATTAGCTACAGCGCAAGAGTTTACGGCTACACAAAATTTCAACGAAACTACTTTAACAGATGCAAGCACCATTGCTTGGGATGCAAGTGCTAATCAAGTTACTAAAGTTACCCTAACCGCAAATAGAACATTAGGTGCGGCAACTAACCAAGTGCAAGGGGGAGTTTATGTGCTGACTATAATACAAGACGGCACAGGAAGTCGCACAGTCACCTTTAATAGCACTTACAAATTTACAAGTAATGTTCCTACTTTATCAACTTCAGCAAGTGCTAGAGATATTTTAGTATTTTTAAGTGATGGTACTAATATGTATGAGATAGGTCGCTCTTTGAACCCTAGTCAAACGAGTTAAAAAATGCCATTAGCTAAATTACAGTTTCGTCCAGGAATCAATAAAGAAATTACTGCATACAGTAATGAGGGTGGTTGGAATGATTGTGATAAAGTTAGATTTAGATTTGGCTACCCCGAAAAAATAGGTGGTTGGGAAAAATTATCTAATAATACCTATTTAGGATTTCCAAGAACATTACATGCATGGACTAATTTATCTAATGATAAATTTTTAGCATTAGGTACAGATCGTAAATATTACATAGAATCAGGTGGTGGTTACAATGATATTACCCCAATACGTTTAAGTGTCAAAAAATCTGTTGATGTTTCTATATCGGTTACTGGTGTTGGAGCTACCTCTTTACTAAATAGTGTCACATTAGATCCTGAAGTGGTTGAAAGAAAGATTAGTGTGGCTATGGTAGCACAACTTGGAACAGTAGAAGTTTCTATAAAACCGGGAGTTTTAGTTCCTGTAGGAGATTAAATGAGTAATGTAACTGTTGAACCAAACGCTGTCACAGCCACCGCAAGTGTTGGAACAGTATCTGCTTTGATAAATACCGCTCCTATTAGCGGAGCAGTTATTACTTTTAGTTCAGTCAAAGATAGTACCACTTGTACTATTAATCACACAGGGCATGGCGCACTTACTGGTGATTTTGTTACGTTTACTAATGTCGATTTAGTTGCTGAGCTAAGTTCTATTGTAACACTTCTAGAAAAAGAACATGAAATAACAGTAACAAGTGCCAATGATTATACAATTACTTTAACATCTAACCCATTATCTACTCTTACTAATTCTGGTTTAATAGAAGCTGAATATCAATTAAATAGAGGTTCTACCACGCAACTTCTAGGTTCTGGTTGGGGCGCAGGAACATGGGGTGCAGACGGTTGGGGGTCAGCCTCGTCTGAAACAATTTCTACTACGACAGGGTTACGAATTTACACACAGGATAATTTTGGTGAGGATTTAATATTATGCCCAAGAGAGGGTGAGTTATTTTTCTGGCGTGAAAACGATGGCTTGTCTACACGAGCTTTTGCTATTAGTGATTTGAGTGACACTGTACCCTTAAAAAATAGACAAGTCATGGTAACAAGTGATAGACATGTTGTGGTATTTGGCACAACTGCTGTTGGGTCAACAGAGTTAGACAGGTTACTTATACGGTTTAGTGACCAAGAAAATGCTTTTGACTGGTTGCCTACTGCTACTAATACAGCTGGAGATTTACGAGTTGAAGATGGCTCTACCATTATGCAAGCTGTTAAAACACGTAGAGAGATTATCGTTTTGACAGATACATCTGTGCATACCATGCAATTTATAGGTCAGCCTTTTACATTTGGTATTAGTAGAATATCTTCTAATACAAGTGCTATATCACCTATGGGTGCAGTAGCAGTAGAAGATGCTGTGTTTTGGATGGGTAAAAATAGATTTTATGTGTATGAAGGTCGTGTACAACCTATACCTTGTACAGTAAGAGACCATGTGTTTAACAATTTAAATGAGTCAGCGGTTGAAAAAATAGTAGCAGGAGTAAACTCAGAGTTTGGTGAAGTGTTTTGGTTTTATCCATCTGGTAGCTCTACAGAAAATGATAAGTATGTAGTGTATAATTATGAGCAAAAAATATGGTATGTTGGAGCGTTTGGTCGTACTGCATGGTTAGATAAAGGTATTTATGAATACCCAATGGCATCTGTAGAAACATTAATATATAATCACGAAAAAACAAATGATGATGATGGAACTGCTATGTCCGCTTTTATAGAGTCCAGTCCTATGGATATGGGCGATGGCGATAATTTTACTTTTATACAAAAACTTATACCTGATATTAGTTTTGCTAAATCTGATGCTAGTGCTACTAATCAAGCTACTTTTACACTCAAAGGGCAAAGGTTTCCTGGAACTGGATTTGAAACAAGTAAAGCAATTACAGTAGGCGATGATGCTACTCAAAATTATGTACGTGTAAGGGGTCGTTCTTTTGGTTTACGTGTTGAGTCGAGTAATGTGCAAATGAACTGGCGGTTAGGCTCGCCACGGGTAGATATTAAAAATGATGGTAAACGATGACAGTTAATAAAGCACCATTACCCACTTTTCCGTTGCCACCAGAAAACTACGATCGTATGTATTTTGATGAGTTAGTTCGTACTCTTACACAGACATTTACATTAGTAAATAATCCTGGAGAGCTTAGAGGTACAAAAATTACACTTACTGATTTACCTACTTCTTCTGAAGGTTTAGAAACAGGTGCTTTGTTTAATGATAACGGTACAGTTAAAATTGTGACTTGACTTGCAGTTTAACTATTTTTTGAGTATGATGAGTTTAGCTCATTACAGGTTTAGCTATCCTGCATCATACATTATGTAAAGGGAACGTGATGCAAGGTATAGCCAGTTTAGATTATACGGTACAAGAACAACCGCTCATTCCACAAGGTGGGTTACAAAAATTTCAAGATGCCGCAGATATGTTGGCAGACTTTGGTCGTGAGGGTGATACCTACATTGTACATGCGGCTGAAGGTGAAACTGTTATACCAGTAGAAGTACTTGATGCTAACCCACGCATGAAGGCTATGCTTTTTAAACAAATGGAAGACATGGGGTTAGAACCAGAACGTTATGTTGTTGGTAATGAATTAAATAGTATAAACCCTGTAACTGGTCAGCCTGAGTTTTTTCTAAAAAAATTATTTAGTGGTATTAAAAAAGCTGTCAAAGCAATAGCTCCTATAGCATTGCCTGTATTAGCACCGTTTTTACTGCCGACATTACCACTCGCATTAAGTTCTGGTTTAGGTGGTTTCGCCGCTTCCAAACTTAGGGGTGCTTCAACTGGTGATGCTTTGAAAAGTGCTTTGATATCTGGCGGTTTAGCTGGTTTAGGTAGTTTTGCAAAAGGTAAAGGCTTTTTAGGAACAGGTAGGGATGTTGGTATACGTGGTATATTTGATAGAACACCAAAATCTCCAGTAAATGTTAGTCCAGCTACTAATCAAATAGATCAATTAGCTGGTCAAGCGGAGATTATAGCAAAAGGCTTTCCACAACCAGAACTTGCGGCTTCAAATCTTCCTGTGCAAGCACAACCAGCTACAGGTTTAGAAGGTTTAGAAACAGCTAATCCTATAACAGAAGCATTTAAAAAGTATGTATATGACCCAGCACCTAATGTAATGGATGCTAGTGGGCAAACTTCTGGTGAATCATTCTTAGAAAGTTATTTAAGCCCATCACGTACTTCATTAAGCCCAGAAGCGGCAACAGTTGAAGCCGCACAGGGCGCACAACAATCAATTGATGTAGCAAATTTAGCTTTAAAAAATCAGGGTTTACCAGCTTTAAGTCCAGATAAAGAAACAGACATGATAACAAAAGCTATTACTAGTGCTACTACTAAATACGAAGAGCCTAGCACACTTAAAAAGTTTGCTCCATTAGCTGTCGCAGGAGTCGGAGCACTTACCGCCTACGACTCATTACGTCCACCAGTAGATGAAGATGGTGATAATATAGATGATATTACAGGGCAAATGATTTTAAATCGAGATATAGAACAGGGTATATACCAATATGGGTTTGACCCTAATACTTTCTATGGTGACAACCCATTTTATCAAAGAATACAGGCGGCTGATGGTGGTGAAATCGTTGGTCCTGGAACAGGAACCAGTGATTCAATACCAGCTTTGTTAAGTGATGGTGAGTTTGTTATGACAGCAAATGCTGTAAAAGGAGCTGGTGGGGGAGACAGAACTAAGGGTGCAAAACGTATGTACCAAATGATGAAACAGTATGAGGGCAGAGCATAATGGCAATTGATACTATTATTCAAAGAGAAGCCCCTGAAATAGAAGCTTATAAATTAGGATTACTCGAACAAGCAAAAGATTTAACTTCTGCACCTCCTGTTGGCGGTTTACCAGCAGTACAAGCGCAAGGTGCTACTGATTTACAACAACAAGCTTTTGCTGATGCCTCAAAATTAGGTGTTGGTGCATACCAAAATTTTATAAACCCAGCATCTCTTATGATACAAGCTGGAGGATTAGCCCCCTCACAGACCATGATAGACCAATATATGAACCCTTACCAACAAGCGGTACAAGATGAAATTAATAGAGCGTATGACATACAACAGAATCAAGCGGCAGATCGTGCGATTGGCGCAAAAGCTTTTGGCGGAAGTAGAGCAGAGATTTTATCACGTGAAGTTGATCGTAATAGAGCTTCAGCGTTGGCTCAATCACAAGCTCAAAATTTTTTACAAGCGCAACAAGCCGCCCAAAACCAACTCCAAAGACAAATAGAAGCAGGAACACGGCTAGGTGGTTTAGGCGAGTTAGCGCAAAGAATGGATGTGTCAGGGTTAGGTGTTATGTCACAGCTTGGTGAACAAGAACGTGCTTTACTACAAGCACAGTTAGAAGCACAAAGACAAACAGATTTACAGAATGTAATGGAGCCTAGGCAACGTCTAGGTTTTTACAGTGATATTTTAACAGGAGCACCCACTACACAAATGCAAACACAAATAAGCTCTACCCCTCAACCAAGTCTCTTAAATCAATTATTGGGTGCAGGGATAGGTGGTTTAAGTTTATACGGTGGATTTAATAGGGCATTTGGCTAATGAATAATATGAAAGATCAAGCTTTAGCAAGACCAATGTTTGCACAAATGGCACAGTCTATAGATAATTTAGAACAGCAAATTGATAATGCTGAAGATTACGCAGGAATTATGAATGCTATACGTGGTGATGAAGCTACTGTGGCTGAACGTCGTCAAGAACTTGGTGGGTTAGTTGGTAAAAAAGATGCTAATAAAACACCTGAGTCTGTACTAACTTTAATACAACCTACTCTTGGTATTATGGAAACAGTGCAAGAAGGTGGTATATCAGCTGATGGTGTAGGTATTACTAGTGGTTTGACTGAACAAGCTCCAGGACAAGCAGAAGCTAAAGCACGTATTGCTATGGGTGAACAACCTGTGAGGCGAGCAAGTGGTTCTACAGATGCAGAAGATATCACAACAAAATTATCTGGTTTGACTTCTCTTATACCTGAACCTCAAGGATACGAATCTTATCTCAAACAATATCAAGATGTGCTTGGTGATACACCTACAGGTTATGAATTTAATCCAGTAATATCAGGATTAAATCTCGCCTCCGCAATAGCTAATGCACCCCGAGGAGAATTATTATCAACGATTTTGAGTAAAGAAACTATAAAAGATGTTGGTGATCCTATATTACAAATGGCACAAGCTAAAAGTAAACAAGATCAAGAATTAAAACTTAAAGCATTAGATGCGGAAACTGCCGCTAAAACGAGTGCCGCAGAACAAAAATCTGACTTATTAAAAACAGCACTACCTAAATTATTAGAAGCTGATGATATTACTGTTCAAACAGATGGTACAGGGCAACCTTTTATTGTCAATAAAACCTCAGGTGAAACTACTCCATTTGGAAAACCCACTCCAACTGAGTATACAACATTCACAACTACTGATGGCACAGTATATAATTTTAATAAACAAACAGGTGAATATAAAGCGACAGATGTTGCTAATGCTCCTGCTCGTAGTGCGATTAAATTAGAAGATGGTCGTACTGCTTTAATAGATCTTACAGCTGATGATCCTACAAAAAATATACAGTATTTAGGCACAGAAAAAGTTGATGATAAATATGAATTTAAAACCGTAGGCGGTGGAGTGCTTGTTAGTAATAAACAAACTGGTTCAACTGAATTCAAAACAGTTGAGGGTATGCCTATTGATTTTGAGGTTTATGGTAGTGCTGAAAGTGGTTTTTTCAAAGTAGATAAAAACGGCACTGTTTCACCACTTACAGCTGATGAAACAGGTGTGACAATACCAGATACCGATTTTCAAAGAGAAATAAAACAATTTAAAGAGGTGCAAGCTAAGTTGTTGGGCATGGATCCAACAGATGAAAATTACGCTGAAACATTGCTTGAGTTTCAGGCGTTTTCAGAAAAATACACACCAGTTAAAGATTCTGAGTTTGAAAGAATAGCAAACGCTAATGCTGAAAGAATTTACAAAAACACAGAGGGTACAGAGCAAGATAAGCAAGCGGCTAAAAATGAGTATTTAGCTAAAACATATAACGACTTTGTCGTAGCAAAATCAACAGTCCAACAAAATTATAACCCTAATGAAGCACTTGATAAAGAGTTTGCAACTATATTTGGTAAACAAGTAGCAGAAATAGCAAAGGCGTCAGAAAATAGTCAACAACTTGCTCAGTTATCGCAGTTAGCTCTTCAAGCGTCAGAAAATTATAATACTGGAGCTTTTGCTGAAGCTCGTTTAAATATTACCAAAATGGCTAAATCTCTTGGTATAGTAGATACGATGCGATCTGCACTAGGAGAAGATAGGTTCAACAGGTTCTTTCAGGGAGATTTAGATAATGTAGCTTCTGGTGAATTATTACAATCAGTTGGATCACAATTTGCTATTATGATGGCAGAGGGATTTCCTGGAAATTTAAATCAATCTGAAGTTGACTTGATTATTAAAGCCGCACCAAATATAGGTGTTACACGTGAAGGTCTAAAAACATTAAACGCTGTATTTACTGCCGCAAATAAGAGAGCTCAGTTAGAAGCACAATACTCAAGTGAATTTTTAAAAGACCCAGCAAATCAAGGTCTTGGAGCAGAAGCAAAATACGCTAAATATAATGAGGGGTTACGTGAAATACGTGCCGCAAATAAAGTAATCACAGAAGAAATGGTCAGTGCAATAGAAGCAGAAGCAAAAGCAAAACCAGTTCCAGAGGGTGGTATAGGTATTAAAAAACCAGACGGTGGTTTTGATGTATTAACTGCAACCCAAGCACAAGTTTTTGAAGTTGCTAAAAATAATGACTTAAATGACTTTTTAGCAAAATGGCCAGATCTTACTTCTCAATATCCAGAGTTAGCAGATAATGACGCTACGGCAACTTATCAATTATTAAAAGGTTTTACTAGAGTAAACTAATGGCTATTACTTTTCCAAAAAAAGGTGGGAGTACAACTCCTCAACAAGGTGGTGGTGTTACTTTTCCAAAAACTCAAAGTGCTACACCTGATATAAAATTTACTCCTGGAGGTGCTAGATTTACACCTTTTGGATTAGGAGAGTTTGTTGATCTACAAGATAACACACTTAGTGAAGCTATGCTAGAACAACAAATAGCCGATGATTTGTTGCAACTTGGTTTACCTGATCCTTCAGTAGGTGACTTTGAACCATTGTCTCCTGATATAACTGCCGCTAGAGATGCTGAAATTTTAGCTAATTATAATACGTTTAAGAATGCTGAGATTGATAGAATAGATTCAGTATTGACAGAAAAACTTGGTGATAAGTGGCAAGGATCACGCACCAAAGGTCCAATAGGATTTACTGTTACTGATGGTTTAGTGCGAAGACAAAATGCTGGTACATTTGAAGATAGGCAATTATATTTTAAAAAACATCATCCCGAAGGTAAGTACTCTCGCATACCAACAGGAGGTGGAAAATTTATAGAAGTTTATAGTCTTACACCAGACGGTGATGTTTTTACTGTAGATAATGTAGGGCTTGGTACATTACCTCAAACAACTGGAGCGATTACCGCTAACGTAGGTAATTTCACAACCGTTGGAAGTTTAGTGGGTACTGTTTTTAAACCTTTCGTAGGCACTGCTGTTGGAGCTTCATTAGGGAATTTAATTGATCAGGCTATTGCTGATGAAACTTCTTTAGATAATTTTGAACTTTTACAAGGTCTTGATAAAGGTGATGCGGCTACAATAGGTATAGTAGATGGTATAATAACAAAATTTCTTCCTGTATTAGGAGGTAAACTAAAACAAGGGATCACAGGTGAAACTGGAGCTTCCATTTTAGCTAGAAAAACTTCAGGTCCACAGGCATTAAAAGCTCAACAAGCCGCAGAAAGATTAGGGTTGCCTTTATTTGGTGCGGCACAATTAGCGAGTGATAATAAATTGATTCAAGCCGCATTTACTCAAACCGCTGGAACATCTAGTATTCCTGGACGACTGATAAATAAACAACAACGAGCATTGTTTGAAAGATTAAAACAAAAAGCGCAAAGTGATTTTGACTCTTTTACAGCAGAAGAATTAAGCACCTATACAAAACTTCAACAAGATGAATTAGCAGAGCAAGTATACCAACTTGTCGCTAATAAATTTGGTGGTACTTTACCAGAAGGTATGACATTAGAGGGTATTGAGCGTGGTATAAGAGATTCAGCTAGTAAACTACAAGTATCTCATAATGAGCTTATTGATGAGGCCTATAAAAAAGCTTTTAATACTGCTGGTTCAGATAGAGTTGTATTTGATCTTACACCTTTAAAAAGTATAGCAAGAGATATACAACTTGGAACACAAATAAGAACAACCCCAAAACGAGTAAACAAAGCTGGTAGGGCTATCGATGCACAAGGGAAGTTAATACCAACACCTACAACTCGTGCTGAAGGTGAGTTAAGCGGTGAACTTAAAGAAATTACAAATGCATTAATTAATGTGCTTGACCCAAAAGTTTCCAAGCTCGTTGTAAAAGATCAAGGTAAGAAAAAAAGTTTTGATGCATTAAGTCAGCTGAAAGGTTTGCGTGATAGAGCAAGTAGATTGATGAATGACCAAAATGATTCTAAATCTGCAAAACTTATTGTCGACGCTATAGATGAAATTTTAGAGAATCCTGTCGGTGGTAGTAAAGAGTTTTTAAAATTTTATGATGAAGCAAAAACATTAGTTAAACTTAAATCTGATACTCTTAATGCTTCTAATATTGCAAGTATGTTTTCTCGTAAATCTGATGTAATGCCAAACGAGCTTGCAGAAAAATTTTGGACAGGTCAATTTACTTCTAAAGATTGGGATTATTTTACTAAAATGGCAAAGGGAGCGGCTGGTAATAAACCAGATGCTAAAATAGCCGCACAACAATTAATAGCAGATGTGCAAGATGGTTTTATAACATGGTTATATCAAAATCCAGCTAAGACACAAGAACGAATACGGACTATTATGGAAGCAGATAGCGATTTATTTGAAAAAATAGTTCCTAATGTTGGTGACCGTAAAGCCTTAGCGAATATTTCTCAGAAATCTTCTTGGTTACAATCAGATGGTGTACAAGCCGCTATGAAGCGTGATATGACAGTGGGTGAAAGAGCGTTAAAAGCAATTGAATCAATGACCGAAAAAGAAATGATTAACTTTATTAATAAAAATGGTGGTATTGATGGTAAAGCCGCTACGCAAATGCGAGCGGCTGTTTTTAATAGAATATTAGAGAGAGTTTCAGACCTTGATAAACAAGATCTTAACATAGTAGATGTTAAAAAGTTACGTGACCAGTTTAATTACCTTTTAAATTTTAATCAACAAGAAGGGTACGGTAGTTTTAAACCTTTGTTCCAATCAGCTACAGTAAAAAATGATATCCCTACTTATGATGGGAAAACTAACGAGTACATCAAAGATTTGATGGACAATAGACTTTATGCATCTTTTCTTGCTGGTTTTCAAGTAGATGCGGGAGGTCAAATACAAGCGGCCGCATCTATAGCTGGTTTAGCAAAATTAGAGTTTCAGGCATTTAAAACTATTTTTACAAATAATATCATGGCTAATATTTTTGCCAGTCCACCTTCAGTCTCTCAGTTAAAAAAAATACATGGTGGGGGTGCTACAACGGCGACACGAAGGTTTTGGAATAGACGCAAAGGAAATGTATTCGCTAATATTTTGGGTCAGTTAGGTGATAAATTTAGTAAAGATGTGGAAACACCTAAAGAAGAAGTTGAACGCACAGGTCAACCTCCACAAATGGGAGATGATTTAAGTGAACCCACAGCTAGTGTTTTACCTTCAGTTACACCACAGCCCCCCACCTTACCTACACAAACAGCTGGATTAAACATACCTCCGCTACCTTTGGCATCTACTCCCACTCGATCAGGAACAAATTACGATTCATTGTTCCCACGTGATGATATAGGTAGTGCTATCGCAAATAGAAACAGATCAGGAATAATGGCATTAACATAATGAATATAAAAAAATTACAAGCAGAGCTAGAACTAGACGAGGGTTGCAAGTATGAAATATACTTGGATCATTTGGGTTATCCCACTTTTGGTATTGGTCATCTTATACGTGATGATGATCAAGAGCATGGACAACCTGTTGGAACAGTGGTCTCAAAAGATAGAGTATCAGAATGCTTCACTCGCGACATCGACGTGGTGCTCAAAGACTGTGAGGTCATATTCCCCGCTCTTCAAGCATTGCCCGATGAAGTCCAATTAATCATAGCAAATATGATGTTTAATTTAGGAAGACCAAGATTTAGTAAATTTAAAAAATTTATAGCGGCTATCAATAATCGAAACTGGCAAGAGGCCGCAGATCAAATGGTTGATTCAAGATGGTATAATCAAGTTCCAAACAGAGCGCAACGTCTTGAACAACGCATGAGAGCAGTTACCTAAATGGTTGATCCAGTATCAGCAATGGCGATTGCTGGAGCGGCTTTTTCTGCACTAAAAAAAGGTGTATCAATAGGTCGTGATATTGAAAGCATGGGTAAGGATTTATCACGGTGGATGTCGGCGGTATCAGATATAGATCGTGCTCACCATGAAGCAAAAAACCCACCAATATTTAAAAAGATATTTAATGCTAAAAGTGTTGAAGAAGAAGCGATTGAGCTATTTACGCAAAAGAAACAATTAGAAAATCAACGTGATGAGTTACGTAAATTAATTAGTGCGATGTGTGGTCCAAATGCTTGGCAAGAATTGTTACGCATGGAAGCAGATATTCGTAAACAAAGAAAAGAAACATTATACGCTCAACGAGAAGCAAGAAGACATTTTATAGAAATAGTAAGTATAATATTTTTGATACTTACAGTATGTGGGTTTTTCATATTTTTATTCTATCTTTGGTATAATAGGAGTAAGTTTTAAATAATCCAATCCCTAAAATCTTCCGCTAATACCTGACTTGCTATATTAATCTTATTACGTAGTGCTTTTAATACACGTTCATCTGTAGTGTTCTCAGCTATAATATCTATATAAGTTACTTTACTAGTTTGACCTATACGATGTGCTCTATCCTCGCTTTGTAATCTAACTTCTAAATCAAAATTATTGCTATAATATATAACAGTCTTAGCTTGTGTAAGAGTTAAACCATACCCACCTGTTCTTGGTTGTCCAACAAAATAATTTAGTGGACTGTCTGGGTTTTGGAAAATATTTACGATCTCCTGCCGTTGGTTACTTTCTGTCTCACCATAGTAAGTAGCCACAGTATTTTCACCATACTTATCAGCTATTGCTTTTTGTATAGAGATAATATCATGTGTAAATGTAGCCCAAATTATTACTTTACCATCTGTCTCTTCTAGTATGGACATAAGCTCAGGTAGTTTTGCTGAATCAAATATTTTCATAACACCATCGTCAGTTTTTACATGTCCAGAGCAAACTTGTTGCATACGTAACAGTTGAGTAAGTATAGTATCAGTAGTAACATTACCTTCTTTCATCATGGCAAGTGCAAAACTTTTTAAACTATCATATACAGACCTTTGTTCTTTTGTGAGTTCTACACTACGTTTTACATACACTTTATCTGGTAAATCCAAACAATCTTCTTTTTTAACTCTGAAACTAAATTTTTCTAATAACGAGTTTAATTTTTGTAAATTCCTGTAGCCTACCACTTGATTAAAACTATGCGCTCCCATAGTTCTACGTTGTACTACTGCATACTCATGCTGGAAACTAAAGAAACTACTATGACCTAATAACCACGGATCAAGAAACTCACACTGTGAATACAAGTCCAGAGGGCTTTTTGTTACTGGAGAGCCTGTAAGTATACGCCTGTACTTAGCGTGTTTTCCTAGAGAAACCACCGTTTTTGTACGTTTTGCATCTTTATTTTTTATAGTAGTGCTTTCATCTATAGCCATGAGAGCATCGTGAGCTATCAAAAATTTTTCTGCTATAGTAGCACCTTTTTTAGTGCTCAATGCTTCTACGTTCATAATAAATATTTTTAAATTATCATCAGGGAAAAATAATTTACGTTGTTCTTCTAGTTGTTTTTTAGTTTGGTTAGGATTCCACAAAACAATGTCAGCGATTACATGTTTCGGTAAATGATTTGGTAACTCACCACGTTCCCAGTTTCTATACACACCTTTTGGTGCGACAACTAATGCACCAGTAATTTCTCCACGGTCATATAATATGCACATGTTATCAATTAATACTTTTGATTTGCCTGTACCCATATCCATAAAGTATGCAAACTCTGATGTATTCCAAGATTTAGTAAGCGCATCAAGCTGATGCTCATATGGCTTGTGTTTAAATTTATAACGCATCTCACCACTTTCTGACTGGTTACTTATAATACACCCAAAACAAAATATCACCTAAACTTTTTTAGTCCTGTATAATCTCGCGAGGCCAGTCAAAGATACTAGATATCGTATATTATAATATCTGATGGATTACTTAGATAACTTTTTTGTTTTATTACTATATATAAAAGTGCATAATATTTTGGTAGGCAATCCTGCCTACATAGAAAGTAACGGAGTAGAAAGCCGTGACAGTCTACATAACACAAGAAGTGCGTGGTAGAGATATCACTGATGCAGTTGCCTTTGGCGATTTGCAAATACTTGTTCCTGCAAAAGAGCAAGTAGCATTTAGTACACAACCGACAGTGCGTAGGATTGAAAAAGGTTTGCGAAAGTTTAATGACAATGACTTTTTATTATTATCAGGTGATCCTGTATGCATAGGCATAGCCTGTGCTCAGGCGGCTAAATGTAATAATGGTAAGTTCAAAGTGTTAAAGTGGGACAGGCTGGAAGGCAAGTATTATCCACTAACGGTTGATTTATACCATAGGAGGAGTCTGTAATGCAGGACTTTGAAAGTGTGGCTAGTGACCTGACTAGCCTAGATAAATCAGGTATAAGCACTATCAGTAACCTATGCAAACAGCAACTTACGTTAGAACAACGTATAGCTGACCTTGAACAAGAGCTCAAGGATGCAAAACAAGAGCATCGTAAAGTAGCTGAGGATTTACTTCCTGCCGCTATGGATGAATATGGTGTTGCTGAACTTAAAATGGATGATGGTTCTAAAATAAACGTATCACCGTTTTATAGTGCGAGTATACCAAAAGCTAAACAGGATGAAGCTTTTAAATGGCTTACCGAACAGGGGCATGGTTCATTAATAAAAAACCATGTGACTGCGGCTTTTGGTCGTGGCGAGGATAACCTTGCTAAAGACTTGCTTGCCGAGCTTGATCAGCGTGGTATGGCAACACAAACAAAGACGTGGGTTGAACCCATGACACTCAAGTCTTTTGTTAAAGAGCAAGTAGAAAAAGGTGAAAACCTACCGTACGACTTGCTTGGCATATTCGTGGGGCAGAAAGCTAAAGTAACAAGGAGCTAAAAATGGCAAATGAAGTAACTAAAAAGAGTGCTACAAATGTTGCACTAAATAGCTTTGAGGAGTTTGGTTCGCTAGGGTTTGAGGAAACACGTACAGATGATATGGCTGTGCCTTTCCTTAGAATACTTGCACAGCTAAGTCCACAAGTTAATAAACGTGAGGGTGCTTACGTTGAAGGAGCAGAGGCAGGAATGGTATTTAATACTGTTTCTAACAAAGTGTATGACGGTGAACAAGGTGTGCTTGTAGTACCTTGTTACTATAATCGTAGGTTTGTGGAGTGGGCTCCTAGGGAAAAAGGTGGTGGATATTTTGGTAGCTTCCACCCTGATGACCCCATAACTCAAACTACTACTAAAAATGAACGTGGTGAAGATGTGCTACCAAGTGGTAATCTACTCACAAACACGGCTCAGTTTTTTGTAATACTAATTGATGAAGATGGTCCTCAGCGTTGTTTAATTACAATGAGTAGTACACAATTACGTAAAGCTCGTAAGTGGGTAACGCAAATGAACTCACTTACGTCAGTAGGTAAAAACGGTACTTTCGTTTTACCTATGATGTCACATAAATACCAACTAACAACAGTAGCAGAATCTAATGATAAAGGTTCTTGGTTTGGTTGGGATATACATAAGGTAGGTATGCTTGACCTTAGTCAAGAACGTGACCTTTTTGATATGGCAGTAGAGTTTGCAAAGTCTGTAAAAGCTGGAGAAGTAGAGGTAAAAGAAACACCTGAAACTCCACAAAAACAGGCTGATGACGACTCGCCATTCTAACAACAGTAGGAGTTGATCGCCTACCGTTGCGGAACGGTGTACATTTGCGCTCAAATGTACACCGTTCTACCTCTTGGAGTTTATGATGGAATTAGCAGAAAATTTTTTAAAATTATTTGAAGGCAACAAACGAGCACATGGGATATTTAATCCTGATGAGCAACGTGCCGATGGTAAAAAATTAGGTGTCTATAAAATAATTAAACAGCCTCCTACTGTGGAATTATGGCAACAACACTTAGATGGGAAACAGGGTTTAGGTATTATACCAATACGTGATGATAATATGTGTACGTGGGGTGCGATAGACATTGATAATTATGAAGTTGACCACCAAGTTTTAGTAAAGAAATTAAAAGGAGCTAAGATTCCTGGATGGGTTGGTAGGAGTAAATCAGGGGGAGCACATATATACTTTTTCTTTACTGACCCTATAAAAGCAGGATTTGTACAATCTAAACTTACAGAGTTAGCGGCTTCATTAGGACATGCAGAGGGGGAAATATTCCCTAAACAATCAACTATTCTTGTAGACAGAGGTGATACAGGTAATGGTTTGAACATGCCCTATTTTAAAGGTGATTTAAGCACTCGATCTGTTTATAATTTTAGTGGCGAAATTATGACACCAGAGGAGTTTGTGCAACAGGCACATAGGTTTCGTATTGGTCCAGATAGTTTTAGAGATTTTACAATATCAAAACCAGAACCAAAGTTAAAAGATGGTCCTCCTTGTTTGAATGCACTTTGTGAGCAAGGTTTTGGTGAAGGGTCACGTAATAATGCGTTATTTAATCTAGGTGTCTATGCTCGTATGTTTGATGGAGATAATTGGGAAGCTTTAGTTCAACGCTACAATGTAGATTATTTACACCCACCTTTGAGTCATAATGAAGTCGGTGCTGTAATAAAACAGTTACAACGAAAAGATTATCACTACAAATGTGAAGATCAACCTGTCAAACCTTTTTGTAATAAGGATATATGCATAACTCGTAAGTATGGTGTTGGTCCAGCTGGAGTACAAAATCAGATGTCTAGCTTAACAAAAATAGATGGTGACCCACCGATATGGATACTTGATGTTGATGGTCAACGTGTTGAGTTAAGCACTGATGGGTTGATTAGTCAAACACGTTTTCAAAAAGACTGTGTGGCTCAAATCAATAAACTGCCTATTGCCGTTAGTCAAAGAGCATGGCAGACTAGAATACAACTATTACTGGATAACTTAACTATTGTTGAAGTGCCACCAGATGCTACAATAAAAGGAGAGTTTGAAGATTTATTATCACAGTTTTGCACAGACAGAGCAAAGGGTACAGATCGTGAGGATATACTACAAGGAGTTGCTGTTTGGGCAGAAAGTAAAGTTTATTTTCAGGTAAAGGATATAAAGAAACATTTGTCTGTAAATGACTTTAATCACTACACTTCTAATAAAATAACCTTAAGATTACAGGGATTGGAGGCTGAAAAAATGTTTTGGAGAGTAAAAGGTAAAGGCATACATGTATGGTCATTACCACAAGACTACTTTGCAACAAATGATGAGCCTTTAGCTTTACCTGATATGCCTATGGAGGATAACATACTATGATATTTAGAAATTTATTAAGTAAAATATTTCCTTGGATACAGCCAAAAGGTTCTGTATCTGTACAAGTACAAGGTGCTTCTTCTACCACAGCTAAAAAACCTAGAGGTCGACCTAAGAAAAAATGAATATAATAATAGGTCCTCCTGGAACAGGCAAAACTACCTTTTTGCTAAATAAAGCTGAAGAATATATGCAGAAAGGTGTGCCACCAGATCGTATAGGCTATTTTGGATTTACACGCAGAGCGGCTGAAGAAGCTATGAATCGAGCTATTTATAAGTTTAGATTGCACAAGAAAGACTTGCCTTTTTTCCGTACTCTTCACAGTTTAGCTTTTATGCAGATGGGTGTGAATACTTCACAGATTATGACATCTGATAAATTTAGTGAAGTAGGTGAGTGGTTAAAGATAGGTGGATTTTTTGGTAATGCGATGAGTGATCAAGGTCCGTATAAAGATTTTGGATATGGGGATAAGTTTTTAGAAATTATAAATATAGCACGTATCCAGCAACAACCTTTAAGGTCTGTATATAATGCTTCTACTGTTCCACTTAAAACGGATTGGGCTAGGGTTGATTATGTTGATCGTGGTCTAAAAGCATGGAAAGAACACTACAACCTATTTGATTATACAGATATGTTAGAGCAGTTCTGTTATAGACAGTTAGCTCCAAAACTAGAGGTTGTTTTTATAGATGAAGCACAAGATTTATCCCCTTTACAATGGTCTATGGTGCATCAATTACAAGCTAATTCCAAGGAGATGTTTGTAGCTGGAGATGACGACCAAGCCATTTTCCGTTATGCGGGAGCAGATGTAGACTACTTCATAGGGCTCAGTGGTTCCGTTACCGTTCTCGACCAAAGTTACAGGATTCCCTCCGATCACCATGCACTTAGTGAGAAAGTTATTCAAAGAGTCGTTAACCGTAGAGCCAAACAATTCAATCCAAGGCAGGATAAAGGGGGTGTTTTCTGGCATAGACACTCCGAAGAAGTTGATATGTCCCAAAGCGATTGGCTTCTACTGAGTAGAACAACAAGAGGTGCTAGGCAAATAGAAGAAGAAGTTCGCCGAAGGGGACACCTTTATACTTATAATGGCAGTAAATCTATAGATGGTAAAGTGTTAGAAGCTGTAAGGCTGTGGGAAAATTTACGTAACGGACAGTCTATGAACGTAGAACAAGTGCGTACTATATATAGCCAGATGCTTATTGGCACTCAAGTAGAGTATGGTCATAAAACTTTTGGTAAAGGGCAGATTGACCAAAGATATTCGTTACAAGATCTACAAGATTTTCATGGGTTACTTCATAATCTTCCATGGGATGAAGGGTTGGGTAAGATATCTGATAGTGATAAAAGGTATATTAAGGCTTGTCTGCGTAAAGGTGAATCACTTACAAAAGAGCCACGTATACGGATATCTACAATACATTCTGCAAAAGGAGCACAGGCAACAAATGTTATGATGCTAACAGATACCATGCGTAGATCATACTCTATGTGGCGCAAGTTTGATAACGAGCATTTTGATGAAGCTCGTGTGTTTTATGTTGGTTTAACGAGAGCATTAGAAAACTTACATCTAATACACCCAATGTTTAGTAGAGGATATCAGATCCCTGCTTAGTTGGTCGCTATGAGTATATTTTATTATACTTGGTGCGTATCTACAGGCATAATTTAATATAAGTAAATTGCTATAGAAGGAGCACACATGGAAACAGTAAAATACTTAACAAGAGACTTTATTATAAAGTTAAACAACAGAGCTATTCAGCGCAATGCTAACCGTACCCTCAAGGCTAGATTTGTTAGTAAACTTCCCGATAATTGTAAATACCCTATTATTGAGCAGTTATTACACAATGATGTTGAGATGCGTTGCCATATAGCTTACAATGACAAAGGCGATGTTTGTGTACTTGACATACCTTTGTCTGACTATAATAATTTACCTACGGTTGACGTAGCTATTAATGCCTAGTTTTTTAGAAAGGAGAACAATATGGCACACCAAGTAGAAACAATGGCTTATGCAGGAGAAGTTCCTTGGCATGGTCTAGGTAAAAAAGTTGAGCACAAACTTACACCAGAGGAGATGCTCAAAGCCGCTGGTCTTGATTGGACAGTTAGCAAACGTCCTGTTTACTATGCGGACAAACCAAATACATGGGACTTAAATGACCCACGAGGTGAAGCAAAAATGCTTCGTGCTCAAGACGACTACCTTATAGTGCGTGACTCAGATAACCGTGTGCTATCACATTGTGGCGAAGGTTTTGTACCTTTTCAAAACCATGAGACCATGTCTTTCTTCAAAAAGTTTACCGATGCTGGTCATATGGAGATGGATACTGCTGGTAGCCTTAGTGATGGTGAGCGTGTATGGGGTCTTGCTAAAATTAAAAAAGGTTTTAAGTTAGCAGGAGGCGACGACATTGAAGGTTATTTGTTAATGGCTAACAGTCACAAGGTTGGCACAGCAATGACCATGATGTTTACACCCATACGAGTTGTATGTAACAACACAATAACTCTAGCTCTGGAGTCAAATGGTATTACTGGTAAGTTTAGAGTACTGCACTTACAAATGTTTGATGAGGAAATTATGCAAGCCGCTGAGACTGCACTCGGTATTAGTGGTGAGCAAATGAAAACATTCCAAGAGCAGTCTGAGTTCCTTGCCAATAAAAGAGCTACTAGAGATCAGGTAGATAATTTTATAGCAGAGTTATTCCAGCCTAAATTACTTATCGAGCGTGGCAAAACTAAAGAAGCAGACTTGCCTCCCTTGCATGAGGAGTTTAGTAAAACTTCACAAATGGTATTAGAAGCTATTGAAACATCTCCTGGACATAGCAAAGCTTCTGCCAAAGGCACTTGGTGGGGAGCACTCAATGGTGTGACATATGTTATGGATCACCAAAAACGTGCAAAGAGTCGTGACCACGCACTTAACTCCGCATGGTTTGGTACAGGTGCTACGACTAAACGTAAGGCTATGACCAAAGCTCTTGAGTTTGCTAAAGTATCATAAGAGCAAGTAATACTTTATAAAGTTCCCTACATAGGCTATGCTTATGTAGGGAGTAGTTCATAGAGAGGAACAATCATGCCACAAAATAAAACATATGTCGTATTAGAAAACGACAACACTTCTAGTAGGAATGAAGCTTATAGCTTTTTTAAATTTCCTTCGTTACGTGACACCAAAAAATGCGATGAGATCAATGAGCGTAGTTTAGTGTTTTCTACTGTAGAGCAGTTAACAGAACATTATAGTGAAAAAGAGTTAATTTCCATAATGGATGCCACCTATAAAAAAGATGTTAAAGAAGCTTTAGAGCAAGAGTCATTAAACACTATTCGTAAAATAGGAACACATAGTACGTTCTTTAATTTTGTAGATCTTGTTGCTCGTAATTATAAACCCATCAGTAAGGAGAAACCAATGACTGATAAAACTATAGTACATATCGATCAATTTAATAATAAAACGCAAAAACATGAAGCTAGTAAGTCACCTATTAAAAAGTCGCAGTACAATCCTGATGCTAAAATACTTGCAGTTAATGGTGAGTCGGGAGTTTATGTAAACCCCTATCGGTCAGGTAGTAATAGATGGCATAACTTTGAAGCCCTTATAAATTCTGGCACAGTTGGTGAAGCACTAGTGGCTATGAAAAAACTAGTTCCAGGAGGTAATAGTGTAGACATTAAGTTAGCACTACAACGTGGAGCTATAGAGTTGGAGGAGCCTAGTAATGGAAAATAAAACAGAAAGTAAAATCAAAGATTGCGTTATATGTGGTGATAAGATAGAGCCACACGTAGATAAATACGGTAATCCATATTGGTATGATGGGCATAATGCAGAGCCTGTAGCAGAAGGGAGATGTTGTAATACTTGTAATGAGTATGATGTAATCCCAGCTCGTATAATGGCTATGATAGGACATCATTAAAATGTTAGTAGAAAGTTTTTATAGCTGGATAAACGAACGGCATAATATATATTTACAAAGAGTGGAGGGGCTACCAGCACCGTGGACTGATGATCCTATATTAA